AGTGGTAAGGCACGGCTCTGCAAAAGCTTGATCGTCGGTTCAAATCCGTCTACCGCCTTTCAATACCGAATTTATCGGAATTTATCAAGACAAAAAGCCCGTAAAATAGGGCTTTTTTATTTTTATTTCATGATAAAAAAGGATAACTTTAAAAAACTTTTGGGGCGAGTTTGGGGCGAAGATATTTTTATTTTTAACAAAACACCGTTTTTGACAATAATCAAAAAATAAAAAGGATCTATTATTAACAAAATGGTGTTTTTGACAATAATACACCACGATTTCCTCTTCCTATTCTTCAAGAAAACACTTTTTTGATCAATAGGATTGTAATTTGGGTTTCTAATCGTTCAAAATGCGTGTTTTTGCAAAATAGAAAAACGCAAGCCAAGCGGCCTGCGGAAGCATCATCTATTCTAAATAGTCTTTTTCTGTAATTACTTTTAATCTAGCAGAATAATTCTGGAATGTTGAGAATTTAAAACGTTTAGGATCTTCAAGTTTATTTCTATCATTTATTTCCAAAGCATGGTTATAGTCTATAATTGCTTTTACCAACTTATTAATAATAGCTCTATCATTGTCCATTACTTTATAATAATCTTCGATTTTCCGAAGGCGGAAAGTTGTATTCAACAAATAACTTTCATCTTCTAAAATCAATGTTTTACCAATATCTAATCCTTCAACATATCCTTCTTTTGCCGAATTTCTAAGTTTATACTTCAACTGATACTTTTTAGGAATGTAACTTCTAAATGGAATCAAGAAAGTTAGCCCCTGTATTTTGACAACAGTTACCGCAAATCCCCTTCCTTTATTCATTACTTCCTTTGTCTTAAAGTCATAATCCATCGCTTGAATAAGGTCGTAATCCTTGCACATTTCTAAATCAATTTGACCTAATTTTAACTTCTTACTTTTCATTCCTATTCCTTAGATAAAAAGCTCACTAAAAAGTGAGCAACATTTCCAATGAGATACTTCTGTTGACGAGCGCGTCTCTCCGCCCCCTCATTGCCTCAAGAAAAGGCTGGGCGAATCGAAAGGAGGTAGATTTTTCCTGTTTTCAATTCTACTTATTTTTACACATTTTTTGAATTTTGTCAAACAAAAAAACCGCAAGCCTGAGCCTGCGGTGAAAGAACAATTTAGAAAGTTTCCTTTCTATTTATTTTTTAAAATTATTTAGTCGTAATCAAGCCATCTGGTTCTACTGCGAATTCTGGCTTGTCTGCCATCGTTCCGTCTGGTTTGAGGTAGTACCAGCCTTGACCTGCTCTGACAAATTCATTTGATACCATATTTCCGTCCTTGCTATCAAGGTAGTACCAAGTATCTTTGTACTTGACCCATCCTGTCTTCATGGCACCTTCTACGTCGAAATAGTACCACTTCTCAGCGATTTTCTTCCAGCCTGTGGCCATTTCGCCTGATTGGTCAAAGTAATACCAATTGCCGTCTGTGTGCTTCTTCCAACGATCTGCAAGCATATAGCCTGAGCCGTCGAAGTAGTACCAAGTGCCGTTGATTTTCTCAAACTTATCTTTAGGATAAGAGCCGTCTGAGCGTACATACCAGTAGCCTGTATCATTTTTCTGCCAGCCTGTTTCAGCGCCTAGGCCGTTCTCAATATCTCGCTTAAACTGTTCACGGCTAACGCCCCATTTAGCAAGATAGGGATACGGGTCAACGTGGTCGCTACTGTTATCAGGCTGGTTATTGGTGCAGTATTCATGCGTTTTGATACCCTCCAAGTCGTCTGTATCAAGAGTTTTTGGCAAACCTGCTTCATCTGCTAGATTTCGTAGCAATTCGATATAAAGACGATAGTCTGTCATGAACTCTTCTTTAGTTGAATGGCTTTCAATCAATTCAACTGCTGCATAGGTCTCAGCATTCCAACCGCCACCAACGTCCCACATTCCATTGTTTACAGGACCTACCTGCATAACACGACCGTTACCAACGACATGAGAAAAGAACCCAAGTCCAGGGTCCTTTCTGTAATGGTAGTCCGCCTCGTTCTGAGCGGTTGAGTTTCGGTTGCCTGTTGAGTGGGCGTGAACCTGACGGAAAGGCTCAAATCCAACAATCGGCAAATCCGTGCGTAGTCTGCTTGTATCGATATCCATACCTATTCCTCACTTGGTTTCTCATAGTCTAGAGCTCGTGTGCTGTCTGTGATTCCGCTTGTTGTCGGGTCATTGACCAGACCGATAGCAGTCAAGAACACAAATACCGCATTAACAAGCAGAATCAACTTGTTGCCGATATCACCCAAATCTAGACGATATCCAAAGACTGCTGCACCAGCTTGCAAGACAAGCAAAAATGCTGGAATTGCAGTCAGCCAAAAGAATTTATTTTCTAGTCGTAGTTTCCAGTTAATCATATTGTTTCCTTTCTTATGGTAATTTCGTAGGCCAAGGCTCATCTGTCAAGTATGAGATGGCGCTCACACGAATATCTCCAATATCTTTGTTTGTTGGAATGTCTTCGTTAAATGTGAATTGAATGAAATTTAAGTCAGATTTACCGCCTAAGTACCAAATTCCATACGGTCTACCCTTATCGTCATAAGTTGGTCCTACAAGCGAATTTTCGCTTCTAAAACCTTCGGGAATACCGTTAGGATAAGTAACTTTTGCCCCTTTGTCTCCACTGCTATTGTGTCTTACAAATCCAGGTCCATTTCGTCTGCCTACTCCAAACCAACCCCACTGAAGACCTCCGAATTGATAAGTAACAAGATTGTTTACTCGTCTGATTTTAATGAACGAGTTGCCTGCTCTAGAGACACTGTTTAACGTTCTCCAGCCAGTATCACCGATTAGAACACGCCAGCCTGTGTTACCATTTCCGCTCTCTTTTATCCATTTCAGAGCGCCGTTTGTCACATTGACATCTACATAGGTCGTCCCGATTTCAGCGACTATACGACCTTCTGGTGAACCTGTACCACGGATTTCATGGCCTACGTTTTCAGGTAGCGGTAGAGTGACATTATTACCCCCAGCGATGCCGAGGGTATTTCCTGTTAATGTCAGCCTTGGTTCAGGCTTTTGATTCAGGGTTTTAACATCACGACCGACTGCTTGAGCAAATTCCTCAAAATTGCTCATAACAATCACGCTTTCGCTGCATTATACGTTGCTAACAGGTCAACATTGGCAAACTCGTCAATACGACGGCCGAGGTCAGCCAATTTTTGAACGACTGCACCTTCAGTGCTACCACTCATTTTAGCGATTTCCTCAGCGATTTCTTTGAGGGTATCAAATTTTTCAGATACACCCTCACCCAAAATGTCGTTCTTAACAGCAGTTTTGGCTTGTTCAATCAGTTGTGTGACTGTCGCATTGTCAATCTTAGTATCGATTAACTGCTTTAACGCCTTGTAATCCACTCCCAATGCTTGAGCGAATGCAATCCATTTACTTGTATCCATAATTTTCTATACCTTTCCTAAGTTATAGTACGTGAGCAAATCTGGAATTTCCTGACATGCTCCACCTTCGCTTGCAGGTCTTTCTGCAAGTTGTTTTTTTACTTCTTCTGCGATATCTAATTCCTTTAATTTATAGATATCTTCCGTAACCAATTCTTTATCTGAGTCTTCAATTTCAATATAAGTATCTCTATCGCTTGGGAAGATATACCCCCCAACCGAAATTTCTACTCGGTATTTTCCGCTTGGTAGAATACTGTCTAAATTGAAATTGACAGAATGGCTAGTGACGGGAGCAGTTGTCTTCCACCTGCGTTGTCCCTTTGTTAGAGTAATAACCGCATCTTGACCCTCAAACGAGGTCATAACACCGTAATTTTCATCTAACAATTCGAATCCAAAAGTAGAAGACAAATCCCCTTGCTTAATAAGGTCGCCTCCATCAATTCGAGCCAAATTGGTTGTATTAACTCTGCGGTTGTTACAACCCATTCTGCGCCCCTTTCTAATCATCTATTAAGATGCCTTCTTTGATATCCAATTTCTCAAAATCGCTAAATAAACGATCTATGTAGCCATTACCTCCTAGAGTTTTATAGCTTTTATGCATGCTTTCCACTAGGGAGAATTCATCTCTAGAGGTATATCCTCTATTAATAGCCCTTCGCATATCACGGTCAAGGCGCAACTTCATGGTATTTAGATGCGCCTCATCGTGTATTTTTAATTTTTCTTGCACTTCGTCGATTTTGGAATTGCTATCTTTAGCGGTAGTCTGGACATCTTTAATCTGTTTCTTAACATCGGTTAGTTCCGAGACAATTTTATCTGTTTCTTCTTTGGCTTTTTTCGGCAACCGATAGCTTATCCAAGCAATGATTGTTGGAGTTAGCACTGGCATTACGCTAGTGAAAAAATGTTCTATTTTCTCAAAGGCGTCCATAATTACCCCCGTTATTGGTTAGGTGTAACTGTTGTAGCAGAAGGTTCTGAAACTGCAGGAGTCACGGTAGCTGTCGTAGAAACTGCAGCAGCTGATGCGACAGTAGGCTCATTTGGTGCTTTCGGTGCATTAAACTTCCAAGTTGCTAGAACGCCATTCTGGTAAGGTGTTCCTTCAAGTTGAGTAAGGGTTTCTCCTTGATAAGTAAAGGACTGATTGGTTTGAATCAGGATGCGTTTACCTTCTCCGTTAATTTCAGCGTGACTTGGGTCTTCAACCGCAAAGATTGCACCAGGTTCGTAAACTTTACCGACTTCAGCAAGCGGGAAGAGTTCAACCATTTCTTTATAGGTCGTGCCGTAAGAAACTTTCTCACCCATGATTGAATCTTGAGCCATCACTCGTACCACCTTATTAATGCGATTCGCGAGTGCTTCAAGATCATTCTGCTTCGCTTCTGTTTGAGTCGCTTTCTGCTCTGTCTCAGCCAATTTCTGTTCAGCCTGCTCCAATTTAGCTTGATTTTCTTGCAGTTTAGCTTGATTTTCTTGCAATTTAGCTTGCGCTTGTACGATAGCACTTGTTGGGTCTAACTCAGTTCGTAGCACATCTTTAACTGCTTCAATGAGTGTTTCATCCGTGTCGCCAAGGCGGTCACCGTCAAGCTCACGAGTGAAAAAAGTTAACGGCTTGTCACATTGAATAGAGACTTCCGTCTTGCCAACTCTAAAAAATTTATTTACTAATACAAATTCCATGTTATCTTCCTCTTCCGTAATATAAAATGTTACTTCTTCTGTTTGCGATCATTATAAAGTTATCTCTATCAGTTGGGTTTTTAAATGTAATCACTTCATCATAGTAATTATCCACTCGAGTAGTCCAACCCGCATCGTAATCAGTATGTGAGCGACGTTCCTCTGATGTAACTTTTGATGGGAAAAATGTTTCAGTTTCAACTTTAATCATGACTACTCGTTCTAAAGTTTCTTTGTTATATAGTTCAGGTCGTTTATTGGTACTATATCTTTTGGCTTCTGTACTACCAACACTATTCCAATTACCATCATTATTAGTACCAAGCAATATATATTTATTTTTCTCCCACACCAATTTATTTCCCACATATCTTTGGACAATTTCATGTCCACCGACATAAATCCCTTCTCTTGTAGCCATAGTATCACCTACTCGTACACATCATAGATTGTGTTGGGGTCTTTGGTTGAGAGAGTATTGTATTGATATTTAGACCCATACCAATACTTCATTTGTTGATTCCCGTTCTGGTTAATCAGCTTGTTAGCTACTACTTCGGACGGTGTGCTTGGAATCCCAAGCGCTGACCTGTTGACTCGTAAAACACCCGAACTATCGACTGTAAGAGTTGAATTATCAGGTCGCACAACCCCAGCCTGCCCACTCGTTGCCGTCTTAGCTTTCAACACACCATTTGAAACCTCTGTCGTCTGATTATCCGGTCTGACGATACCGTTTGAGTTTGATGTAGCTACTGATATAGCTGATTGTGGTGTTGTAAATGTTCGTTTCAAAGTGGATACAGGTACTTTCTTCAATCCTGCCCCACTGTGAACTAGCACTACATCTCCGTCCGATACGTTGGATAACGTTGGCAAATCAGTAGCTTTCCTAACTTGGTTGCTCATAATTACCATTCATCTATTCCTCCCTTTCTACTATTTGGTATTTCCAATCCGCTACTACTAAATTGTTGTTTTCGTCACCTAGCAACACATTAGCATTATCTTCAGCTTTGATTGGTATATAGAACGCATTCTGTAGTACCATTTCTTCTAGCAATGACAATCGTTGTTCTTGCTCGGCGACTTCTCTTTTTGTAGCTTCATGGTCTGTATAACTGGCTTGCCTTACATTGTCTACGTTACCTAGCCCCACTTGTTGTTTTGTAACATTGTGTGGGTTGTTTCGGTTGTTGATGTGACCAGTTAGGTCAACTTTCTCAGCCTTGCTTCTGGTGAACTCGTCAATCTTTTCAGGCAGACCGTCGATGTCTGCAACCTTGTGCCTGTGACTTGAATCGGCTTTCCCATTCCAGCGAGTACGCTCTTGGTCAGAAACGTGACGGGCAGTGTCTCTAATATGATTATCGATATTGGTTTGTAGCTTTTTTTCTGTCGCCTTCAGTTCAGGGACAGTTGCATAAACCAAGTCAGTCGCATTGTATTGGATGGTAATCTGACTATTCTTGCTAATAGTTGTATTGAAGTCATAATCTCGATATACATAAGCAGATGTTTTGGGAGGAATCACATCCCCCTGCTCCGCCCAAGTATACATGTACATGAACTCTTCATGATTCCCACGTTTTGCAAACACACCGATTTCATTGATAATCATTTCACGCTCAATCCGTGAATTATCAAACCTCGCTGTGAGACGAATCGTATCAGCGATATCAGTCGATAAAGACTGCGTGACTTGCAAAGAATGAACTATTTGAGCTACGTCATTCTTCTTGCCTGTGTCCGTCCGATGTCGTCCGCTCCCCAAAGCTATTCGAGTGAAAACCAGTGGTTCTCTATTTTGAATTGCTAGAGCCGTTTCGCTGATTGCTTTATCGGTCACAATAGGCTGGATAAAATATCCCATTTATTTCCTCCTATTCAAATCGAACTGAACGAATGTCTCTGAATGTGTGAGCCCCAATATAAATCGCGTTCATCATAGGTGCTTCAACTGAGAATTGAATTCCTAAATGAGCAGGAATCAACTCACGCACATACTTTAAAAAACGGTTCAAATATCCGGTCGGTAGTTCTCCTAAAAATCGAATATGTACCGCCGAACCCTTGACCGTTACTAAATTATTGACATTCGTAAAGCTCTTTGTAATTTTTTGTAAACTCAATGAGTTTATTTTTATTTTGGAAGAAATTAAAGTGATTAGATACCGCCTCCGTTCTTCCAAATCAATTGTTTTCGGTTTTACCTGCAAAGCTTTTTCCCAACGTGTTATCCAGTCTTCGGTCGCTTCTGGCAACAACATCAATCGTCTGGTATCAAAGATTAAGTCTGTAATCAATTCCAGCTCCGGAATCTCAGTTTCAAACAAATCATTAATGGTTGGATCTAAGACCTCTGGCAAAGCCGATAACATACGATATCTAACTTGTGACATTGATAGTTACCTCCGCTAGTTTCGGAAGCATGTTGGTAGAAAGCTCAATACTTTGTTCCCTGTCATTCAACAAAATACGGTCCACATCTCGAACCCCGTTAAGTCTGTCAATGATTGTGGCAACTTTATAGTTCCGAACCTCTTTCTCTTCAAATGCTTCTTCACGTAAGTATTTAATGAGTTGAACTTTCGCCTCGTGCTTGATGGTTTCAATATCTACATCTTCATCAATCTTGATCGTTGCGGTAATACGCACGTCGTAGCCACTTACAGACTGCACAGTCACATAAGCACCAATCGGAGCTACGCCTAAACCGTGGCCACTCGGTTCAGGATCCAAGTAATTCTTGAACTTATTTACCAGCTCTGAACTAGCTTCGTTACCGTCAGCATCTGTAATAGATACACGGACTGTATTTTCGCCTTTCCAGAGTGGCTCTACCAAGGCCGAACCAACACCAACAAACTCACTTGCCCATTTCTTGTATTGGGCAATGTTTCCGTTTAAAGTCGGTGTTTTAAGATACTCAATGGTCCGTTTACGGAGTTGTTTATCCGTCTCTTCGTCTTCTCCTACGACGATAACAGAGCCGATTTCTGCCCCTTTAAAACCATTCAACACATCAATGTTGATGAGTTGACCTCTTACATAGTTAGGTGCATTTCCGACTTGTTCAGCTACTACACTATACTCAAATCCAGAGCGGCGTTCCAAAACACGGAAATTATACTCACTATTAACCACACTGAAACGAGTCCCAAGTGGGATTTCCTGTTTGAATTGAACCAATCGAACCGATGCCGTAGCTGGCAAGCGTTCAACTCCGAACTGCCTACATAAACGAGTTAGGAAGATTCCTGTACTCGTATCTAAAAAGTTGACTTCCTCATACGATTTTAAGACCGTATACTGAATGGCAACTTCTCGAGCTGCAGGCGCAACTAGATTGTACAAGACAGAGCCTTGTCTTTTATCATACTTATCATCAAACAAGGCCAGCATATCCTCTAAAATTTCTGGATATGTTTTTACCTTTATCATCGTTTCACCTCCAAATCCATCTCAAATGTTCCAAAATCACTGTCAACCATAAACTGCACATAAAACTCATCTTTCTTTACCTTAGTAGAAAAAGAATGAGCCTCATGAATCCTATCGTCTTCATATAAGGCTTCTTTTATGCGCCGTGCGATATCCATTTGGGCATAATCCATATCCCCACCAAATAAAACATCTAACTCTACACCGTACCGATGGTCATAAATCGTATAGATGAACCGTTCAGTTGTCAGCATGCGTCTGATTGATTGCTTCAGAGCATGAATGCCATCTGTTTCTAACAAGATATTGGTTTCATCTAGTGTTAAGCTAGGCTGTTTCTTAGCTTCTACAACATTTTTTGCGATGTTTAAAAAGTTTGTTTTAGGAGTACTCATTCATCAGAACCTCCTTTCACTTTGCGCTTGTAGTGGAAAATCTTCTTGTACAAGACATAATAAAACCCTCCACCATCTTGTCTGATGAGATGAAGGGTTTGACCTACGTACTCAGGATCCAATGTTTCATCGGTCCATGTGACAGCAAGCATGGAATCATCTAAAATCAACTCATTGGTTAATTGGATTTTGAGCGGAGAAACCGATAAAACAACACCAGTCGTTATCTTGGCGAACTGGCGATTTTCAATGAAATTACTAATCAATTTCTTTAGATTTTCTATTACTTCCATCTACTCACTTCCTGCCATGAATAATTTAATTTCCATCGTGTGCTTTTCTGCACTGAAAGAATGATTTGCCTCTTCAATGACATACCACCCCTTCTTCTCAATATCCTTAACATCCACATAGACTGCATGACCTGCTAAAAAGTCAATACTTCCAATATCAGCTTTTAGACTGAACGTTTCTTTGGGACGGTTTTTCATCTTCAAGAGCATTTCGCCCCATTGCTTTATTTGCCCCTCAGTCGCTTTCTCATCCACTTTTTTCATGTACTGGAGTTTTCCCCAAGCACCGATGTTGTAGCTGTCCTGATAGATGTAGACCTCTCTCTTTTTGGTTTCTTTGTTCTCTTGGATCAAGCGGACAATATTAGCACTATCCTCAATCGAACCTTCAAACTCAAAGCTAGACATAAAGGATTCATTCCCGATAATGTACTGGATTGGTAAGTTTTTCGGAGTCGTTAGTGTCAACTCTCCGAACTTGTCATACAAAACCAGCAATTCTCCACTTTGCACCAAGGTCTCGTCCATGGCCTCTTGGATAATATCCAGAGCCTTCTTATCCTCCTTTAGTTGAGGGGATAAGGTTACGGCTGGGGCTTTTAGTTCCCCAATCTTCAAATCAAAATCTCCTGCGATTGCCGAGACGATTTGATTGACGTTTTTATCCTTGGCAACAAAATTGATATTGCGTAGTAAGTACTTTATCTGATCATGGAAGGTCAAGGTTGTTTTAGTATCTTTTTCGTACTTGATTTTCGTCAAATAACCAAAGAATACCTCTTTATCATCTAGCTTGAAAGCAAGTGGAGAACCATATTCAAAAGCTACTTTTGTAGAATTGTACAAGGTAATCTCCACACTCCAAGCCGACCCTTTTCTAGTTGTCTTGAACTCAACCTTATCAGACACAGTTGCTAAATCCCATGTATCTCCAGTTTTATTGTTCTGATAGAATAATTGCATCATGGTATCACAAACTCCTGTCCAGGATAAATCCAATGAGGGTCTTTGATTTTGTCTTTGTTGGCTTCGTAAATTTCAGGATATCGGCTGCCATCTCCGTAAAAAGTTTGAGCAATCCCCCACAGAGTATCACCACTCACAACCGTATGGCTTTTTTGAGCAGGTTTCTCTGTTGTGGCACTACGTTCTTCAGTAGCTTTTGCCTGCGGTTTCTTTTTCGTAGCCTCAAGCGCTTGCTTATCTTTGATGGTGACCTTTCGTGGCTTATGAGACCGATACTGTAAGAACTTAATCTTATAAATCAGGTCATTTTCATATCCTGTCTTGGTAGAGACATCAAACTGTTCCACTAGAAATTTCCCGTTAATAGCAGAACCAAAAGCACCCCCAATCATTAATTGAATAGGAGTGCCTTCCGTCTTAAATTTACGAATAGATGATACAAAGGATTCTGGAGAGACACGGCTATTCCGTTGGTAGTTTCCGTCATATCTTCCACTAGGAATAAAGGATTCAAACTCAATCGATTGAAGCTCTGGATTTCCGACAAGCGGAACGTTACCAGTATCGATGATAGCGACTGTCTCAATTCCTTGTTTGTCCTCCAGTTTGATTTCTTCTGGATTCACTGGCAATTTAATGCCTTCAATAAATATAAACATCTGCTACCTCCTTCCTAGTAGGCCATGAGTCCATCAGCGCCATTGTTCAAAGCATCTACAATCGTTGCATTCAAATCATCCAATACATTGGCATACTGACCAGCGTTGTTAATAGAGTCGATGTTGGTAACAATCTCTGGTTTCAAGGTAATAAAGTTCTGTTGCCACTTCATTGTCGCAACGTCCTTAATCAACTTGATGTATTCATCGTCCAGTTTGATTTCATCTTCAATCTTGCCGACTTTGTCTAATTTACCACCAGTAGGGTTGTGGCCACCGCCACCGCCTTTTCCTCCTTCGCCTTGTCCAGGAGCTGAACTTGCTGGACTGAGTTCGTAAGGTGTCTTTCCTTGGTCGCCCAAGAAATTATTTCCTGCGCCATTGCTATCGCCAGCACCTTTGAAGAAACCACCAACAGCCTTATCGATACCTTGACCAAAATTGTAGCCATTAGCGAAGGCTCCAAGAACGCTCCCTCCCTCTAAATAACCAATTTGCGGAGCGTCAAGGTGTGGAGTGCTTAAGCTGGACTTATGTTGTTTCAGACCATCTGCCAGATGCAAACCGTCAAAAGTCTTCTTGACAGGTTTTTCCATACTGTCAATGGCGTTAGCGATATCGCCAGCAAAATTCGTTCGACCGAGAGAAACTGTTCCAACAGCGCTCAGATTTAGACCAAATCCATTCAAGAAGCCAATCATCTTATTAAAGCCACCCAGAACAGAGTTAATCATGCCCTCGACTGCACCGATAACACTATTAACCATGTTATCTACAAACCCAGCGATAGCGACTGCCATTCCTCTACCACCTTGAGCTATATCATACCAAGCGGTTTGGCAAAAGAATACCATCTCATTCCAGAGGTTAATAGCTCCCGTCACAAACCAGTCAATGAAGTCCAAAATACCAATGATAATCATCAGAATGAAATCATAAAGCATCATAGCTCCTGCTATAATCCCGTTCACAAGCCAAAAAACAAATTGCAAAATCATATTGATTACCCAGATAACGAAGTTTATAATCCCGAGAATCACATTCCAAATCATCATACCAAGGGCAAATATCGCTCCCATGATGATTCCTGTGGCTGATACGGCTGCGCCAGTAAGGTTGTTAAACCATGCAACCAAAGCATAGAATAGACCAATCAGAATAATGACTGCCATAACAATCAACATGATTGGGTTCATTGCCAAAACTGCATTAAAAGCAGCCATTGCAGCTTTCGCAACATTTGTAGCGATACTAAATAGATTGGTCACTATGCTTGCTGCGTTCATTGCGACTATATAAGTTCCTATAGCAATTGCTACAGCAATAATAATCGGTTGAATCACAGACCAGTTATCGATGACAAACTGAGCAATCGGCGCCAACATACTCCAAACAGCCCCAATCATATCCATAGCAAAGATAACCGCTTGAACGACATATTGAAGCACAGTGGCTACAATCTGGGCAAATTGTTGGAAGGCGGACGAGTTCACTATCTGATTTATCTTAATCGATATTGGCTCAAGCGCCTTGGTCACAAAGTTCAGGAAGTTCTGCCATGCCCTACCCCAAGTTAGGGGCATGTTGCGGAATTGTTGATCAATCGCTTCGCTTGCATCCAGCATAGCAGTTTTGACAATGTCGGCCGTAATCTTCCCGTCTGCTCCAAGTTTTTTAACCTCGCCACGGCTAACGCCTAGCTTATTGGCAATAGCTTGGATTAAGGCTGGTGAAGTTTCAGCTAGAGAACGCAACTCATCACCCTGCAACTTACCACTAGCCATAGCCTGAGTAAGCTGAAGCATGGCGCTTTTTTGTTCTTCAATACTTGCACCACCAACAACAAAAGATTTGTTCATAGTTTCCAAAAAGGCAATTGTTTCGCCGTTGTTTTGGAAAACATCGCCAGCTTGCATCCTCATCTTAGCGACACCGTTCGCCATGGTTGTATAGGCCGAGCCTGTACGTTGTGCGGATGTATAGATAGACTTTTGCAGCTCCTCTGTCGTCTGCGTGCTGTCACGGATCATATCTAAACGGGCGTGCATATTGGCATACTCGTCTGACATGCCTATAGCTTGTTTGGTAATTTTAGTAACCGCAATACTAGCTAAAGCAGTCTTTAGCAAGCCTTTCAAAGATACTAACCTACTTAATTTGTTAGAAGCGTTATTAGAGGCATTCCCTAAATCTATTAGAGCCAGTTCTTCTTTTTTGAGCCCTGCAGCTGCTAAAGTTGCACTATTTACAAATCTACCGTTAATATCAATGACTCGCCCGGCTTTATTTACAAAATATTGGCCAGAATCACCAGCTTTTTTCATAGCGGACTCTTGGGCCTTCATAGCTTTATCTATGCCAGAACCTGCGTTTTTAACACGCTCCATAGTAGCATAGATTTTATTTAAAGTGCCTGTGACTCTATCGGTCAAAGACATGGTTGTTTGTATATTGGCCAATAGAATCACCTCACTTCTTCATTTTTTTACGTTGTTTCGCCTCTTCGTGCATGACTGCAGCGAAAAAGGCTTTTTCTTCTACATCCATATTCACAAATTCACTAGGGCGAATGTAATAATTTACGAGGGCGAAGTAGGCAAGTTTTGCCTCCGCGTCCTCTTTTATTAGTTTTTTGCCTCGTCAACCTTGTCTTGGAATGTTTGGTTGATGCCGCTGAGTTCGGTCACAGCTTCCAAAATCAAGGCGCTTTCGCCCCAATTGAACATGGTACCGAATAACTCAGAAGCTCCCATTGTTCCATAAGAATCTTGCAATTCTTTATCGTTAAGGTCAGGAACCACGATAGACGCAATACAGATTTCACGGTTATACTTAACACCGTCAAATACACGCTCTTGGCGTCCATTGCGACCAGGCTTATTGACAAAGCAACGGTCATTGATTAAGTCCGCTTCACGAGCGCTCAACACTCGAATTTTAACTGGTTCCTCAAAAGAAGGAAGCAAGACATCCTTAGTCTCTTCCCCTTTTTTGTTTTGCTTCAAAAACGCTTGTAATCCACTCACCACTATTTCCTCCTTGTGTTAGTATGTAATTTCTTGGAATTCTGATAAGATATCAAAATCTTGGAATGTGAAGTCAGTTTCTTCATCAATGACCTCATCCGCTGATCCATCTAGTTTAAAGATAAGTGATTCTTTGAACAGAACACCTTTTAAAACAATTGTGTAACGGCCTGCACGAGATGTACGGTCTTCGTTGGTACACTTAATATCGATACGAGGCAACAAGCCGTTTTTAACGTATTCCAAAGCCATTTTCTTCAATTCAGGACGATGGTAATACATCTTCACAGTTCCTGTACCTTCTGCACCGACAATCTTACCACCCTTCATACGAGAGTTGAGAGGGGTAACATCAGCTTTTGTGTATTCAATTTTCGCTTCTAGAGAGATAAGCTCTGCTAGTTCATATTGCTTGTCATTGATTGTAAAGAAGACCGTTCCTTCTTTAGCAGACAAAGCATCCAATTGGTTCATAATAGCCATTAGCTAGTTTTCTCCTTTCTTAATCACAGATAACCGTCATGTACAAGATTTCCATAGCATCTGTCAAGACAACTGGCAAGTTTACCACAACTGATTCTTTAGTGATACCTTGTGAAATCTCAATATCTTTAGCTTGGTACTCCAAGGCTTGCTTTTGAGCAAGTGGGTCAAGGACCATTGTGATGATCCGTTGTTTAAACAGCTCACGACCATTCACGTTGTTTGGTACTTTACCGATGAAGTAGTTTTCAAAGATGTACTTGACGTTAGCATTGATATTATCCATAGTACGGACAAGTTTGTTCTTACCAAAAATACGGCTGTGTTCTGCCGTATAGCTAGTAAATGAGTTCACATCTGACAGGATAATAACTTTTTCATTTCGATAAGCAAAGATAAGCTGACCTTTGTTGATGAGCTTTTCAGCCTCTGCTTCATTCTTACGCTCACAGTCAATAGCTCCTGGATACGACTTGAATGTATTGGATTGCAAGCCAGCTCCTGCGTACTTACCAGCTACGAAGTATACACAGTCCTTAGCGCTTAGTTTCGTACCATCGCTCAAAGTAACCCCGTTACCCACTGATACAACACCTTCATCGTCAGCATCCGTGTAATCATTCAAGACTGCAATGACTGAACGACCAGCGTCACGCCATTTCTTGATATGAGCCGTAACAAGTGCTTTTGTTGCACTTTCATCTGTACCCAGAGCCAAGACACGGAAGTCTTGAGTATCGAGTGCATTTAGGAAATCTTCAACCTCTGAATTGGTTGTAGCACCATCGGTACCACCTTCAAGCAAGATTGTTTTATCTTCTGTTGTTAAAGTACCCGTTACATTCACATAGTCATTCTTAAATGGCAAGGCTGTGATGATTTGTTTATCAACTTCTTTTCCGAAGAAAACGGTTGTTACCTCAAAACCAGTCTCGACTTGTTTCTTGAAGATAACATGAATATGGTTACCAGCCAATCCTTTGTATTTAGCTGTAACGACCATGTCATTTTCTGTTTTCGTTGCCTGAACCCCAGTGTTGTTCACACCATTGTAGACAAGGACCTTACCAGTTCCTTTCAAGGCTTCACGAATCGGAAGAAGTTCATCAATCGGTTTACCAAATAGGCGACGGAAGTTGCTTGTACCATCAACAAGTGTGAAGGCACCAGGCTCTCCCCAAGATCCAGCAATCATAACTGCTGCAATCGTATTGTCTTCCAAAGGAATAATCACATCATCTCTTGATACGAAATTGATGTAGGCCTTTGGAACTCGTTTATTCTGTACTGTCCATTGTGCCATTAGTTAGCCACACCCTTTCTCCAGTCTTCTAAAATGCGTCTTACTTCTGCTAGTGAGTATGACTGGTCATCTTCTAGCAAAATGTTTAACAAAGTTGCATCATCTTCAAAATACTTGAGTAGTGCCTCTTTGCCAAATTTATCTTCAGTGGTTGGCACCACTGGCTCGGTTACATAACCTACTTCTTCATTCATTTCCATGAGAAGTTTCACCTATCCTTTCTAATATTTGCATTGTCGGTTCTTCTTCAACCCATCGAACGTATCGAGTGATTGTAAATGTGCATATCAAATCATTCGCATTGTATTCCACCTTCAAGTCATTGATAGGGTACTTATCCCCTAAATAACGAAAAGAAGGCGAATTAAACACCGTCTCAATCTCCTCAAACTTCTGGTACAAGTCGGTTGTTTTTTCGGTGTAGTAATGCAGCAAGACAATAAAAACCTGCTTATCGTTTTGGTTGGCCAACCGCTTACGAGTCACAGGTTTCACATCTACAATAAAACAAGGTGTTTTCAATCCTTGCTGGATTTGTTCGTCATACACCTTGCACCCAAACACATCTTTGAGTTGCTTGATGACGAGTGGTCTAATACTATAATCCACCTAGTTCCTCCTTTAGCCTCTCTTCGATTTGTTGCGTGATTTGTGGGATTTTCTGTTTAATCTGTTCTTCTGTCAGTCGCATCATAAAGCGCCCTTCTACCCAAGGATTGACCAAGCGCTTGCCAATTGCAGGAACATATCGCCCTACTTTCTGACGGTGTCCGCTTTCGACGAAAGAAGCATACTCCATAGGGTTAAATGCGATAACCTCGTACACATTCCCATTTTTGCTTACTTCCATCTTCCATGATTGATTGAGCTTACCAGTTAGGCCCTTTGGTGTTCGTTCCTTAACCTCTTTCAAAAAGGCTAGGCCGATATCTTTAGCGGCCTGCATAAACTCAGAATCAATGATTGCCTGAGCCCGTTCGAGCCGTTTCAAGAACTCTTGAACATCACTATCATCATAGCCACTCATGTCGTCTTACCACAATTTCTTGATGTGTGACATAGACCATCGGGTCTTCACTGGTCAAGTATTTAACACCGTCCACGATTAATTTACTACCAGCCTTGATAGCAAATTTAGGCGAACAGAAAATCTTGTGTTCTGTCTTGAGTTGGTGCGCTTCGTCCTGCTCAGTATTCACTAAGTTACGAACAGAGACACGACAGGGAACTTTCTTGTAGATTTCTTTGAACTCTACAAAGTCAGCTCCGTTTGGTTTCGTACCCTCGACAGTAGCAAACACATCCATCTTTTTATCATAGGTCCATTCAATACTTGGTTTTGCCCGAGATAGGACATCATTGATATTCATCCTACCACCTCAACTTTCTGAACCGCTGTAACTGGCTGGTAAAGTCCAGCAAGACACTTTCGGCCCGTCTAGCAAGGTCTGACTTAGCCAATTCGACACGAGTATCTCCAACGGAAATATTCTTGCCTTGGACAGCTTGGTCAGGATTACAAATAACATAAACCATCTGAATGGCCACAAATCGCAACTCTAAAGGAAAATCCTCACGATTACAGTAGTTAAGAATGTTCTGCATGATTTCATCGACCACTAACTCTTCTGGATAGCATGAATAACGTTGTTCATACAAGTCAATCAGAGCTTGTCTAGCATCTTCGTTATGCTTTTGAATTTCTTCCGATGTTCTCTTCTCCATCAGCAGAACCTCTCTTTCTACTTATCGTCTTTAGCCAATTTCTTAGCCAATTTGTCAAGCTCTGCTAGAGCCTTATCACGTTCAGCAAGGGCTTGGTCACGTTCAGCAACTACTGCTCTGTACTCTTGAATAGTGTAAGTGCGTCCGCCAGTAGCAGATTCAACTACAGCATACTCACCGTCACGAATTTCGACCACATCATAACCATCTTCCAAGAAGGTTACTTTTTCTAGTTCGTCAATGTTGAGGACACGGTTATCCTTTTTTACTGTTAACATTTTCTATCCTCCTTTTTTAAGGTGCGACGACAAATGCTAGGCCTTCATGCTTAGTCTTGAATAGCAATACATCATCGTAAGATTGTTCATAATACAAGTAGTTACCACTTGAAGCAGCACTTGGTGCGTCAAGCCCTACGAATTCATATTTTTGCGGTGCTGCCATACATGGAATATGAATCAAGAAGAAATGGATTTGTTTAGCAGTTGGGTCAACCTTAGCGCCATTTGTGAAGTTGTACACGGTCTTCATGCGATCAGATGGAATAGATGGTTCAATCGTCACATCGTCCAAACGACCAATAGAACGGTCAATCACTGTCCCTTGTCCGTGGATATTGACTGTACGGCCAAATTGCTTGATGTTCTTGATCATACGTTTAACTGCTGGGGTACAGAAAATAACACGACCTTCTGCTGGTACTCCAGCTTCGTCCATTTGTTCCATCAACTCATCGAAGGTTGCGAGGAAGTTTTCCTCAGTCAAGTTCAATGACTTAATTTGTTTACTTTCTGTATCAAGTTCTTTCTTACGAGAGAACAATTTAGATACCATGAATTTATCCATTTCTGGAACTTTTTCAGTATCATTGAATGTTTTAGTGATGTTAGCAATGGAAGTAACGTAGTTAGTTTCATCAACATCTGATGGGTCTACTAATGTTGACCAGTAACGCTCGTTAGTCAATGTGTATGTTTCCCATTGGTTTTCATAGTTAGCGTCAATATTCGTAATCGTGCGACGTGTACGATCTTTACGCCCTTCCTTAATCAAAAGCCGTGGTACTTTAACTTCTTTAGCCCCTGTGAATTTCAAAAGCGTGTTTGATGGAGAGTTCCAAAGTTTTTGAGTGAATAACAATCCGTTTTCACTGTAGCGGGTTTGCAAACCTTGTTGGTAAGATTCTGCATAGTTCAATGTTGCTGGCATATCTGTTCCTCTTTTCTATTTTTTGATTATAGATCTGACGTAAACGCATTAATCATCTGCGTTGTCAGGTCGTTAGCAACTGTTTCTTCTTGTGTTGCCCCTTGTGGCTTAGCACCAGCGATGTGTGGTTCTACAGCCTTTTCTGGAGCAAATAAAAAGCCTTTAGATTCCTTCAAAGCCGTCAACTGTTCATCTAATCCAGTCACCGCTCCGTTATCACCTAATCCCAATTTAGACTTATCTAGTAGACTAGACACGATCCCAGCGTCATGGACCTGACCGCTCAAATGCATTTCAATAGCATGATCTAGTTGCATTGTCTTAAGTTGTTGTTCATGTTCCTTCTGTTGTGTCTTGTACTTGCTGTCCAAGTCTGAGTATTTTTGTTGTAGGTCAGCATTGCCCTCAGCGTCTTTTTTGAGCTGTTTCATGTCCTTATCACGCTCTTTCAACTGGTCCTGCAAGCCTTTGGCATTATCTTCTGCAGCAGATACCTTTGCTTGTAGGTCCTGTGTTGATTTCCCGTGTTCAGACATAACTGCTTCAACTTGTTCTTCAGTCAATCCTAACTGTTCCAAAAATTTACGATTCATTTCTTTTCCTCCTGTACGTTTGTTTAACGTGGCAACGACCACGACATTTTGGTAAAGTAAAAAAGCCTTTTAACGCCATGCTCAGGGCGAAAAGAAAACCGCCTCGATTTCGATGCGGTTAGGTTATTTATTTTTCAATTGTTTCAGTTTCTTTTTGCATTCAATTCCGACTTTTAGAGTTGGGAATACTGCTGAGATTACTTCGAATGATTTAATTATTACGAACAAAATTAATGCAAAAAATATAATCTGATCTAGTAAAAACGATACCCAATCCAAAATAAACATGTCTTTATTCCTCTACTTTTTCGTATGTTTCTTTAAAGATGTCAGGTTTACATGGATAAAACTCGCCTTCCACACCTTTGATGATATAATCTCCTGTTTTTGCGATCATGACACCCTCAAGTGTTTTAATCTCACACCATGCTGGATTTTTATTCCACTTGCCACTATCGTGAATGATAATCTCATTCCTTGTTACTGCGTCCCAAAACCAATCTTCTTCAATCAAACAACGTTCATTAAGTTGAACTGCCTCAATCACTACTGGTCTTTTACGATATTTCATTTCTCAATCCTTTCTGAGTACGAAAAAAGCACTTAGATTGCTCTAGGTGCTTTGGTAATTATTAATAAGCAAATTCAAGTTTTGGTTTTATATCTTGATAAAGTTTTAAGATTTCAGGAGGAGTATCCTCACGGAAAATAAATTGTTTCTTTCCTGAAATAGTTTTATCGCCGACAATCCAGTGGCGGATTTGTTTTGTAAAAATCAAAACTTCTTTGCTAGGCATAGCCATTACTTCCATGATAATACCTCCTTGACTTTATTTAACAGATTTGGGTCTGTAACCTTATCTCCCAATACCCCTACTTCAGCAACCAACTCATTGATGTTATCGTTGTAAAACGCAATAGCTGCATTATCGCTAATACTATAAAGATAATTATAGTCATGTTTCAATTGTTCCTTGACATATGACACTAATGGGGAGTTCAATTCAGACATTGCTTGTTCGACACTATTATACCGCTTTTTGTTGGCTTTGTAAAATGCTTTAGCAGAGTCCCAATGTTTTTTATGCGTTAATTCATGAACCATAGTATCTGTAATATTTTGAGCGGCAAAATAATTATCAGATAGAACTTTAGCAAATTCTATTTCCGAATGAAGTGCATCACTCACAAATAGAATATCCTGTTTATAATCATACCCAGCAAAACCAGGTAGTCTTGATTTTTTCAAAAAAACAACTGTTGGAGTTGGAAAATCATTTAATTCCTTAAGGCTTGATTGGACATTAAAAACAGTATCTCTGATTTTCTTTGTGTTATCTTGTACCCAAAAATCAAAATCCGTTCCATTCAATTTTTTTGTTTTAACTCTGATATCATTTCCAACTGCAAAAGAGCGCTGTTTAGCCATTAAGTCCATTGTAAACATATCCTGATTATACATCTTTTCCCTGTCTTTCGCAAACAGTTTTTCTTTAACCGCTTCCCCTTCACGCTCCCATCCTGCAAAGATTTCGTCCAGGGAACGTTTCTCTTTTGCCATTTTTACAGGGGCGTTATTTAGTAATATGTCAAGATACGGACTAATCTGTTCTGCTTCTTCTGTCCTGTCAGTCTTATCAGTCTTGCCTTTCTTATCAGATTTGACTGCAGGCCTGATAGTAGAACGGCAACGGACATGGAAAGGCGGTGCAGTTCGCCCTGGTTCGTATTCCTTAACAGGATAAACCTCGTGATTTTCTAACCTGCAAATCTCACTTGTACGACTGTCTAATACCGCTACGATTTCGTAATGGTCGCCACCTAATTCCTTGATAGTATCTAGCGTCGCGAGGTTATTATAAAAGGTCGTCTCAGTCCTGACAAGCGTGTCTGCTCGATGATATGCGACTCCTGTACGCTCAGAAAGAGCCCTAGCCATTCTATCAATAGACCAGCCACCTGTTAGGCCTTTATTGATTGTATCACTGATAGATTTATAAACAGCTTCATCATGCCCCCACACATTTGTTGAGAATGTTTTACCACTCCAGTTACTAGCCATCTTATGCTTAACTGCATCTACACCTAATATTGGTTTCTCGATGATTCCAAAATGTGCCAAGTTCTTAGCTTGATGTATTTTACCTTTGATGTAGACGTCACTCAGAGCCTCTGTGACCTTGTCATGTATGCCCTCTGGCTTTCCGTATAGCTCAGCCGTCAGACGCTCAATTTCGGCAAGCAAAGCCTCCTTGCGACTAATACGATGACGATAGCCCAAGGCGTCCAACAGTGGTGTCGGTGTGTCAGGATTTAAAGCCATCTCACGGAATCTTTCAAGAGTTACATTCTTGAACTCTCTACGCTCTTTATCTGTAAGATATTGCTTGGCCTCTGCGTGAGTCATTTTATTATCAACTGCATACCTGGCATAGAACTTCTCGATCTCAGAAACCAGCTGGTGTTTATAATCTGCTAAGGATTGGCCAATTTGTGCCATGTACCTATCAGCAACTATCTGAGCGTTTTGTTCCTGTTGCAAAGCACGCTCAGTCCAATACTCATCTATCTTTTTCTTGTTCTCGGTCGTCATGATCTTCATCTACCTTTTTGAAATTGGTCTGAGAGTATGGATCTTGTCCTTGTTCCTGTTGTTCTTTCAATCGTTTCTCAACCTCTGGTTGATACCATGGATGTTGTTCCCGAATACTTAGGTCGTCTAAGATGCCGATTGAGTTTACACAATCTTGAATAGCTTCAGACTCATTTGAAATGATGTCACGGTTAAAGACATAAGTAAATTTAGATGAATCAAACGCTACTCCTTTGTTAGCTGCATACTGTTCTACAAACCAAAGAAATTGCTTGATACCTTTTTGAAACTCATTTTCTAGCTCATTACAGTCCAAATCAAGGTCTGTATAACGCCATTTGAGAGCCTGACCGCTTGCATTTCCTAGATTATCATCTTGGGTATCAATGGCTCGTGCAGCCTCATACAAGAACTTACGAGAGCGTTCAATATCTGCTTCAACTCCGCTAGTGTCATTGTCTGCTTGCAGGGTATCTACACCACCATCACTAGAAACCTTGATAGAGCGGAACTTATTCAGATTATTCATGAACTCGCCCAAGTCTGCACCCTGATAGTTTTTCAAAACATAAATCAACTTCGGCATATCTGCCAACATATCAGCGTTAGTTGACATTTGAAGTTGAATATTATCAATCAGAGACTTAGTTTGGACTAAAAGACCGTCCTCATACTCGTTGTAGCGGAACGGAATCAGAGGGACTTTCTCCCAAGTATAAGGAATCCGTGTGCCATCTGCATTGACATAATAAAAATTCCCCTTGGTCTCCTTAGAAAGTGGATTGAGTTCGAGGTGTGAACCTGTCCAGATATAATCTGTAATTCCTTGTTCATCGTAGTATTCTACAAAGGTTTTAGTCTTCTTCACTCCGCTTTCGTAGACAGCTTGTTTGTAGACACGTACAAAGGCAGATAGTTCTAAATGACGCTCGTCTTTCCAAAAAGGGATAATTTGTTCACTTGGGATTTTAAACAAGCGTAGACGACCATTCTCGTCGTAATAAGGCAAGCCATAAGCTATTCCTTTCATCACTGCTTCCTTACCGAGTGACTTAATCGTAGATAAAAGGTCCTCGTCAAACACGCTGTCTAAAAAGTCTTGTGATTCTTCTCCTTCAAGAGAGATTGTTGGTTTTTTAGAAAATAAATAACCGACCTTCTGGTCTACCAGTTTCTTAAATAAACCTAATTCAATCCTTGAATTCGTCCGCCAATCCACATCTACTTTCTTATTTCGAATATCCGTGCGATTTCGATAGTAGTTGTAAGCCTCTTTCATCGTGCTTACTTTCTCAGAATTCTGGTGTTCTTTTATCTCAATCTCTAGTATTTCGTTTTGGGTTGTATTCTTAATCAACAACCGCCTGATTAACCATTTAAACCAATTACTCAACATTTCTCCTTCTCCTACCAGAATGATATTCCTGGCTGTCTCATATCGTCTTCAAACGCATATCTTGTAGCGTCGATTGTGTGGTCATTTACTTCTTCTAGCTTGGGTTTGGGATTTCCATCACGGTCAACTGCATAGTCGGCGCTTTCGAATTCTCTTGCGATATTCGGTGTGCGTTCCGGATCTATCACAATTGCATCCAAATCATCCAACCAGCGTTCTCCATACTCTCTACTGTCAGGACCTTTCTTAGCGCCTTGAACAAGCGGAATATTTAGCTGCAGTTTTAACTCATCAATCGACTTAGGTTCTGCGCTATCACAGGTTATCATCTGAGATTGATAGCCTTTTTCACGGATTCTTTCAGCCAATTCACGGTTACTAATCTTCACGCCATAAATCTCATCGATAGCGTAGATAACTCGTTTCTTCTTGTCGTAATGCCATCTTACAAAAGCCAGAGGGTCATTAGCATATCCAAAGTCGTTACCTTGCCGAATGTTATCGAACCTTGCTATCTCTTCATCTGTAATCTTGCGGAATACCAGATTTTCAAACGGTGCTACACCAGAACCGATAGCCTCTCCCAGATACTCCCAACGATAACGCTTCTCTGAACGCTCTCTCGTGGCCTCTGCTTCTTCTATAAAGGCTTGGGATATATATGGGTTATCCAAGTAAGTGGAATGGTGTACGTGGGTATTAGGAGGCTGTATGACGCTTTCATATTTCTTATTCACCCAAGATTGTTTTCTTTTTGGAGGATTGTAAGAGTAAAAGAATTTATAAAAAAGACCATCAGCCAATTCTCCACGAAGAAGGGAGTTGGTGATTGTCTTTACTTCATCTTCAGTTTTAAACTCAGCAAGCTCTTCAATCCAGCCGATTGCGAATGGAAAACGGCTGTCTTTCAAGGATTTAATACGCTCTGGATCTTGTGCACCACGGAAGATAATATAATTTCCTCTTGGGATATAGGTTATCTTCAAAGGGGACTTATTAATCTTAAATAAATGGCTGACCCCTTGCTCACTAATCGCCCATTTCAATTGCTCATAGACTGATTGTTCTAGCGTATTATCTGTCTTACGAATACACACGGCATTGACTGGATAGCGCATAATCAGTTGAATGATAGTGTGTCCGAGGTCGCTTGACTTACCAGAGCCACGCCCACCTTTTTCAACCACATGTAAGATTTTAGGGTCAAACGCTGCACGCCACATAGAGTAAAAAGCCTTTGGGATAAATTCGCTCATTCTACGCTTCATCGCTAACTCCTATATCATCAACGAATTGAACAGCCGAAGACATCTCGATTTCTTTTCTCTCTAAATATGCTCCATTCACTTTGAATATGTGGTCCAGAGAGCGTTGCCTTTCTTCAATCGTCGGAGTAAATTCATAAGTCGTTTCAGATACTTCAACACCTTCAGCAGTCTTTACAGTTTTTTTAGAATATCCTTGTTGAGTTTCCCCTCTAGCAATACTAGCAGAGATTGCCAAGGCTTCTGCGATTGACATCGAACGTTCGTCAAAAAGTTCTTCTGTACGTTTTTTGATGTATTCAGAAATGTCAACTTTTGTCAACAATCTTTGTCCTATAGACCTCGCTGTTTTATCAGAATACCCTGCTTTTATTGCAGATTGTGTTGCGTTTCTACTGATGATGTACTCATCAGCGAAGTGTTTCTGTTTATCGTTCATTTTCCATCACCACCTTTCAAATAATCAAAAAAGCCACTCAAAGAGTGACTGTATGCGGTAAGTGGGTGCCTCCCCCACCAGAGCCTTATATAGCGCTACTTTATCTCTGTCCTACAGGTTAATCAGCCTAAATCTAATTACCGCCCTGTACCCCCCTATTGTGATAGCTACTCACAGAGATACAATTGGAACAACAGGACTCGAACCTGTGACATCATCCGTCTACCATATATCCATTAACCAGCATGAGACTACTGCTTTAAACGAGTGACTTTTGATAACTTATAGTTTATTATCTTGTCCACAAATATTCCTACTTGTATCACTCATGCACGATTGGTTAGACCAATCACTCCTTACATCACAAACTACTAAGCCATTTTTCAATTAACGAAGACCCCGCTAAAAGTCTAAGCTGCTTTACTCTTTGACTTTACTCTCATCCTTGCGAGACTTGAGTAGGCAATCTAATTGCCGAAGTACACTTTCGTTTGTGACGGGCGATGACTTTTGCTTTTTTTCGAATTTTTTCTATCTTGAATAGCTTTAAAATATAAAAATCATCTTTCATCTATCACAGACACGCATCGCCATGTGTTTCATTCTCTTTTGAAGAACAAAATGCACAGCGCCTGCTTGTTATCGATTGTTTTGCGGACAATCGACTCACCTTACATACTTTTGGGAGGCACCCAATTTTTGTAAGATATGGTATTAAGCTCTTGTTGCACCTCGAACCAAATACCTCTTTCCTCTTATAGACTCGTTTCACAGCCAAACTGCCACGTTTGCATTTCCTCAGCACCTTGCCGTTGGAATCTCTCTACTTTAACTTCGCCTACCTATTCCAAAACTGAAATAGTTAAGATTAAATTGCTTAGATTGACCATTACTGGCAGGATGTTTGATAGATTTAAAAACATCCTTTTCCTGAGTTACCACAGATTATCTAGGCTAAGCCCTAAAAATGCAAGGCGACTACTACCTTGCGTGTTAATTAGAAATCTATTTTGAAATGCTTTCTTTTTTTATTTTTTGTAGTCATTTAAAACCTATGAGGGAATCAAACCCTCTAGCTTATAACTTACCTAGGATATAAGTAGCTATGCAACCATGCGAGGTCCAGTCGCTTCTGCAACCATTTTTAAGTTAATGAGTGATATATGAATCCCCACCCAGAAGATTTAACTCATTCTGGGACACAAATACTCAAATGGCGATGCCCGGAATCGAACCGAAAAGCTTGAAAAACATAGGAGAGAAAATCACTTTACACCTGTCGCCGCCATGTGAGGCCGAAGCCTCAGAAATAAAATGAAAAATATAAGGAGTTATCAGTGCGCTTACCGCCTTCAGCTGATAATACTATTTTAGCATTTCAAGGTTTCAATTTTGTTTAATCTGTTTACTTCTTTTAGAAATATTTTCGAAGGCTGATTTTCTAATATTATAGATAGTCCCTCGACTGCATCCCAACTTACTCTCTACCTCGCTCCACGTTAATCCATCAATAAAGAATAGTCGCATCACAATATTTTCTAACGGATCATCAAGAGATTCAATCAACTGAACTAGCTCATCTCGTTCACGATATAGTTTTTTAATCTCTTCGTATAATTGTTCAGACCTGTCAATAATAGATATATTCAATTCTTCAGACTGGTTTTTATTGCTTTTTGACTTCGGCATACTATCGAACGTCTGCCCTTTTAAAATGCCTGAACGTAGACTGATATATTCTTGATGTTTCGACTTAGCTTTTATATCGATATATGGCAAGGCTTTTAATCTCTGTTTAATATCTACTGTCAATCACACACCTCGATTCCAAAGAATTGACAAATGTCTTCTGCCTCACATTCGGAAATTTCCAAACCTTTCTCCCAACAACTTATGATTGTTGAGGGATATCCTAAATGCTTTGCTAGTTCTGTACGAGTAAGACCTTGCTTCAAACGTTTTTCTTTCAAAAGCGCATTAAGATTTCCAATCTGACACTTTTTGAATAAAACATCTCTGTCCAATCCTAACTCTTTTGACAGACGTTCTTTCTGACGATCACTTGGTATCAGACCTCGTTCCCAGTTTGAAAATGTCCTTGGACTAATACCAAATCTCTTTGAAGCTTTTCTTAAAGATAGACCTTTACCAATTCTCCATAATCTAATCTGTTCTGAAAAAAAATTACTATCCTTCATGTTCCATCTCCTCGATAAGCCAGTCAAGGTTCTTGCGTGCTTTCTTCAGGTCTTCAAGACCGTTTTTCTTCTGAAATCGTAGTTGATACTTCAAGGCATTTCCAAGATAAAAGCCTTTCAGCTGTTCTGGTGTCATGAAATTCCTTAAAGCATCGATAGATTCCATGCCATATCGACCTTGGTAGTGGCTTGGTTTGTTTACGTTATCAATTATTTCTGGGTACATTTGATAGCCTCCAAAAGCTCTCTGTTTTCGTAGATGTTGCCGATGATTTCGTTCTCATCAGTTTCTGACCACAAATAGCTAGCTAATTGCTCGCAATCATTCATAATCAACCAAGCTCCCTCAATCATGATTACAACACCTGTGATTGTTTCATTTTCCGTTATTGGCTGGGTTCGTACTTGTCTAACTATATCCCCCTCAAAGATTTCCTTGCCGTTCTTATCTTTAAATCCTGTTGATTGCATGAGATATTCGTCATCAATCGACCATCCTTTTAAATTATTGCAGGTAAGCTTTTTACTATCATTCGCATAGACATTGCCATTCCAGATAATCAATTCGTCATTAACAAACATCTTTTGTCCGTGCTTATCCCACGCTCTATATTTCGGTATCATACCAAATCCTCCTATTCCTTTTTAAAATAATTTTATTTGTTTTTCATAATCATTGAGTCTCTGTTTAGCAAGATTAAAGATGTCTCTATCTAACTCGCAACCGACATATTCAAAACCTAATTCTTGACAAGCGATTAAGCTACTTGCTGAACCAACATGAGTATCAAGAATCTTGTCTCCTTCTTTTGCGTAAGTTTGAAGTAACCAAAGATAAAGACTTATCGGTTTTTGTGTCGGATGGATTCTAACCTCATTTAAGGCCTTATTCCCTTGTTGTATATGACCTTCAGATATCGACTTTCCTTGCATCATACCATTCCACATATAGCGAAACAGCCGTATACTATCATGTAAGCTGCAGTACGCTATCTCACAATCTGAGAAACTTGACTTGCCATTAACTTTGTCCCACACGATACGGCCAGGCCCGAAAGAGTAGTCGAAGTAGTTCACACCCCAAATGATTTGATTTTTTGAAACTCTAAATAACTCATCAAAATAATCTCTATTTGGAATTTTCCACTCTGATGTTTTGCCATACAGTCTATTGACGCCAATCGGACTGACTTTTCGACCATAGTATTCTCTTTTTTCTGGACCGGAAAAATATGGGGGATCTACAATAGCTAAATCAAAGTAGTTGTCAGGATATCTTTTCATAACGTCCATACAATCTTCGTGAAGAAATAATTTCACAACAACACCTCATCCCCGACCGTCACCTTTTCATACACGTCCTTCGTAACCACGAACACGCCATAGTCACGAATAGTAAGCGTGTATAGCTTCCCGTGTCGTCCTTTCTCGACGACTTTGCCGAATATCTCAGCGCCTGCGTTATCAGCCTTGTAGATAACCATCGGTTTCTTCTCTTCTAAATCTCGAATCCTGTCCATCTGCCAGATGTTTAGTCCAGCAGATAGCAAAATCCAAATAGCTATGAATCGTTTCAATCTGTTACCTCCTTAAAGCGCCCATCTATTTCGAGGCTTATTTCTTTTGAAAATAGGATTCTTCTTTTCTTTTTTCTTCTGCTTCTGATAATCGCTATCTTTGTTAAAGATAATATCTTCATCTTCAATCAGTTCAGGGATGAAGGATCCATTTGGGTATCGTTCAGGTCGTTCCATCACTCCACCTCCTCAATCTCAACACCTTCACAATCGAAAACCCAGCCGAACCCAGCTTCTTCTAGTTCTTTTTTTGTAAAACTTTCTTTGTATGCTAAAGAAAAAAATATTTTCCCAATTCCATCTTTAGAAATGTAGTGTTTTGTCGCTCTAATCTTCACCAAATACCGCTTCTCTTCCTCGACCTCGTAGCCGAATTGGTGCATGTTGACGAGGGTTTGAAATGAGATTATTGAACAGTTCATCCATCTTTTAAATTCCGATTCCTCTTGATGATTCCAATTATAGATGTAATCCCAAATATAATGGTTTAAATCATGTTTTTTCTTCTCATACCAATCTGCCACACACTGCGGAACTTTGACCGGTTTGGGTTCGTCTAGTTGTTCAATTAATTTTAATAACCAGTTTCTACTGATTTTAACCGTATCCACGATAAGTCCCTCTTTGTAAGGTATACCCTCAATACGTTCAATCAATTCCTGCTTATTCATCTTCTAACTCCTCAACTTACCTTGTGGCTTTCCAATTCTCCAAATTCTTGGCCATGATTTACAAAATACGAACCAATCAGGATAGCGTCAGCTTCATCGTCTTTAACGTTCAGGTCAAATTCATCAGACACCTTAGCAACTGCCTGTAGCTTCATCGACTTTTTACTTCGGTCCTTGTAACTAAACTTCCAGTACTTGCGCCAAGTCGACACGTTCACGAAGTACACATTGTCAGCAATCAATCGTCCAAGGATGATGCCTGTCACAATTCCAATACTGATCATGGACTGCTGATTTGGTCCCATGACTGAGTTCTTCTCGACCACAATCGACTCAAAATGGCAGTCGTACTTCTGGAGCGCCCTTGATTGAATGGCTCGCAATTCGCTAGCCATGAAGCGCCCACGTTCAAAGAACGATTTGCTTTTATGCTTTAAGACACCACTCTGAACAAGGTCAGAGCCGTTAAATACGGCCCAGCCTGTCGCAGTAGTTGAAATGTCTAACGATAAGGTCAGATTTTTCATTGCAGTTCTCCCTTGAATCCACAGAGATCAAATAGGTTTCGTTTATTACTCTCAATAAACTCAAAGAACTTCTGAAGTTCGGCCAAGTGGCGCTTTTCTCTCTTGATTTCAAGGCTCGTATGATACTCTGTCGGCATTTTCGGTGTCGCCTTAATATCTAACCAGTAGAGAGGCTCAAACACGTCGCCACTTGTATCAAGAGAAGCATCTGCATCTGTATTTCTAAAATGTATCTGCATATCATATTCAATTTTATTGGTGATCGTGATGGCCTTGTCCACGATTTCAAGTGTGATATCTGTTCCTGGTATGTCGATTTTATTTAGCATTTTTTACTTCCTTTTATTTCAATTCTTTTGCGATAGCAGCGATGACATTGACTGTCACGCTATTTCCTGCTTGCTTGTATAGTTGACTGTTTGAGTTGACTTCTTGCGCCTTATCAAAAGCCCAGTCTGGAAAACCTTGCAATCTCCAACACTCACGAGGTGTCAGCTTTCTAATTCTAAAGTTAGACTCTACCACCTCTTGACCCTCTCCAGTCAATAAAGTATTGGCAATTTGCTTACCAACTCTACCTCGTCTTGTTTTAGAGTTTGGGTGTGATAGGTTCACACTATCGCCAATTTCTGCTTCAGCATATCCTTGAGAGGTTGCCTCTGTTATTTTTAAAACATTATTTTCATGATAGCTATTACTTGTCAGAGTGGGTGCGATATCATGTTCTCCGCCTTGATTATAACCATGACCACGTTGAATAATTTTAGGTTCAAGGCCTCCGCCCTGATAAGCTCTGATTGTTGGTGATATGCCGTCTGTTTCGTAAACCACTCCACATTGATTGAAATTGGGTTGCAATACCCCAAATTGTTTTATAGTATTGCTTTTTATAGCTATCTTTTGCCCCTCTCCCTTGTTAGTTGTGAGCGTGGGAGCTAGTCCGTCAGCTTGATAGACTTCTCCATTCATACCATTTCCTGATGGGTTAACGTTCCCGATTTTCACGACTGATTGGCTACTAGTTGACTGACTTTCTCCGCTGAGAGGAAATACCTTTCGTCCACTTCCTCCTCTAAGATGTCCGATAATGAACACACGCTCCCGATTTTGGGGGACTCCAAAATTCTTGCTGTTAAACACTTGCCACTCCACATCATACCCAAGCTCATCCAACGCTGAGAGGATTGTCTCAAAGGTATTTCCTTTGTCGTGATTGAGGAGTCCTTTGACATTTTCAAGGAATAGATACTTAGGTTTGAGAACAGATGCGAACCTTGCAATTTCAAAGAAGAGAGTTCCTCTAGTATCTTCGAATCCTCGTCGGTTTCCTGCAATGCTGAAAGCTTGGCACGGAAATCCTCCACAGATAACGTCCACACTTCCGAATCTTCGAATAGACTCATCTGTGACTCTTGTAATGTCATGTAATTCAATTTCTCCTTCTGTGTTATGTATCGCTTTATAACTGGCTCTAGCATATTTGTCTATTTCACAAAATCCAACGCATTCATGCCCGGCGGACTCCATACCAAGACGAAAACCGCCGATGCCAGCGAATAAATCCAAAAATTTCATCTGTTTATCTAAAAAATGCGACTGCCTTTGTGAGAATTGGCTAAATACGGGCAGTCGCTCGTCCAAGATCACATGACCTTTACTGACGTTTTCTAGTTCGCAGTTTTACAAGAATGCACGGCTTGTTGCTTTTTGAGTTATTTCCAAAATGGAAATAGTTGGTTTTTGATTATTTTTTTATCTTTTCTTTTGGTTTGATACTTGTTATATTGTTCTCTGAGGGAGCTTTGTAAATAATCAATGCTGATGCATGCCAATATTCAGCGCTGACTCCACTATCAGCAACAGCAGATACGTTTGATTGAAATTTGATGTCAATCAACATAATGTCTGGATTTTCGGCAAGCCAGCTATTTATTTGATTATCAATCGCCTCGTCAGATGGGTAGTCGGATGATAAAAATGCTGTTTTAATCATTTTATTTCCTCACTTTTCCAAACTTAATAATTACTTTCGATCAAATCATTCAAGCTAACTACTGCATTCAGTTTTTTCTGACTTCTGCAATAATCGCAATGACCACATTTTTTAGGTTCTTTCCGACCTTGGATAACATCCCAAACTTCGACAATTTCAGACTTGATTTTTTCCAGTCCCTCCTCAAGCCATTCATCGTCAATTTTTAAAATATCTTTATCAGGAACACTTTCCTTGCTGATCGCTACAATGTATGGTCTAAAATCCTTACCTGTCATTTGTTTCAGCAATTCACGATATAGACCAAGTTGTCCATGATATCCAAAGTTAAGAATATTGTTAACTGCTGCAGGAACTTTCTTTTTAAGTTCTGCGCTCCATTCTTCTGCATAGATGGATTTCATAGTCTTCAAATCCACGAAATAACCACGACTTAGATTCACGCTATCTAGCTTTCCTTTGACTGGCACGCCCTCGATTTCTCCATAGACAATCAACTCTTTTTGAACCTCATCTGACGGATAACCGTGATACAAATGATTAAATCCATCGTCGTCCTTTAGGCTTGTAATCATCTTATCGCCAATAATAAAGTCAGATTTTAGATTTCCTTTGTTCTTTCCAGTCTTAGCTAGTAACTTGTCACCATTTTCATTCATGAACTGCTGATGTGCTTCGGGACTTTCAAAATAGCTATGAACATAGTTCCCAAGGAGAAGAGGGGTTTCATCCCTCTCTTCTACCCATTGCCCACTATCAAGGGCAAATGCCTTCGCTTGGCACTGCTGATACCGTTTAAAACGTGAGTTGGTTAACCAACTTGTGTCTTGGTAGTAATTCTCTTGCGTCAGCTCTTCCATGGTCTACTCCTTAATGTTGGTCGTATTTCCCTCAAAGAAGCTGAACTCTTCCAAAACTTCGCCCGTTTCTTCGTCAAAGTCTGGAATTTCGTCTGCTGGGTATTCGGTAGAAGCTAACTCGTCAGGAATTGCCGTTTTTTTGCCCGTTTTTGGGGGTGTTTTGGTTTCTTCGGTAAATTCTTCATCTACAACGTTCTCGCTCTCTGTGAGCGTGCTAGAGGCTCCTAGGATACCGTCCAAAGTTTCAGTAACTGGTTCTTGAGTGACGTCTTTAATTTCATTCTTGTTTGAGATTGTACTGTCTGCGTTGTCTGCAGCAATAGCTTCCTGCAATTCGGTAGAAAGAGGGGCATAGGTTGAAAGCATGTGCTTCAATACAGTTTTACGAGCCATAGCATCAAAATCAGACTGCCATGGGCTATACTTACTAGAGAATGACTGACTGTACTTCTTGCCGTGAGCTTGGACTCGTTCCTTGGTCCAAAAGACGGTCTTTTCAAAACCATTGGCCAATCGCATAAAGGCAAAGTAGCCTACTACTTTTTCGTTTTCTTTTGGGATAGCAGTCATGTCCACTTCAAGATCTTCAGTAAGTGGGTTAAACCCTTTATATTGGCTTTCATAGACCTCTCCAGCGTTCAAGCGTGTGACTTGTCCGCTTCGTTGTGCAAGCTGGATCAACCCTTTATACCCGACTTGGAACTGCGCCTGGTTCTTGTAAGGTACGATATACGCATAACCAAGGCTAGGCTCGATTGGCAGATTTAATACTGCCGCCTTCATCGCTGCGGTCATGATGCTTTCATTTGTAGCTTTGGCCAGTAAGTTATTATTCGTCACAACGCTCAGCAAGCTAGCTACGAACTGTTGTCCGTTTCCGTTCACCACCTCTGAGAATTTCTGTTTTACTGCTGGCGAGTTAAAAAATTGTTTGTGTGTTAGTTCATTTGTCATTTTGTTTTCTCCTATGTATTCATGTTAATTCTACGTCTAGCATTTTGCTTCAGGTCGTCTAAACCGTTTCTATAATCATCAATAAGCCCTAAATTGCTATCGATAAATCGCTCGACTACTCTGTTCAGCAAGTCTTGCGACGTAGAGCCTTCGAGTTCAGCTAAAACTCCAATCAATTCTTTTTGTTTCGGAGACATTTCAATTCTGATATAACTTTTTCCTTTGTTTGAAGGTATATTTGTCATTTTCTTCTCCTTAAATTGTGTAAAGCTCTTCGCCTGTTTCATCGTCACAAATTCCTAGACCACCTAACGCTCTATAATTTTGTGCAACTTGATTCCAGTAGCTCATATTTTGATAGTATGTTGATTCTGATATTTGTTCGTAACTCATTTTCTTCTTCCTTTCGTCTTCTTAAGGTTCCAATTCTCACGTTTTATACGTCTATTTTCGTTTTGTAATTTCAAAATAATATTTTGTTGGTTGTTGATGATTTCTCCGAGCTCAATTCCAAGATGCATATACTCAGCTCGCCAGTTGTCGATTTCTGCAAGTAGTTCTTCAATCATATTTCATCACCCACGTATCGACGTCTACCGCATCCGATATCCACATACTCGCTTGGGTCAAGTTTCTCTTGCTCCTCAGGCGGTTGCATCATATCTCTGTCATAATCAAACATGAGCATACACCTTTCCAAGTTCCAGCACTCGTTTCACATATCTGGCCTTGGATGTTAGCCCAAGATCCAGCAATTCGTTTTT